ACTTGGATTGCAATTTTTTTAATGATTGGCCTAATATGGATTGAATCAAAATGATTCCAGAAGATAAGAAAGAAAAAGTTAGAAATATTATAAAAAGTGACCCAGATAGCTACCGTTTAGACTTTGGTGATTGGGTAGAAAATAATTGGCATATATTAGTGGCCTTCTTTAATGAAGCCAATAAAGTCTGGGATTTGGGTATTAGGCATCATTCAGCACGGGATTTATGTGCTTTTTTGCGGCATCAATCCAAAATTGAAGAAGCCGAGCAACGATCAAGAATCAACCCAAATGGCTTTAAAATTAGCAATAACGCATCACCGTATTTAGCTAGACTATATTTGGCCATCAAACCAGAAAGGGATGGATTATTTGAATTAAAAGAATTAAAGGCAAGTCAATGAAAGGTGAAAATATGAATGATTACATTTGGACAGTTAGCGGTACTGATATTACTCAAAGGTGGCGGCAACATGGCTGGATTCCACCATCAGAATTACCTGAGTACCAAAAGAAATGGAAGTTTTATCAAGAGTTGCCCTTGCGTAAACTTGATGATAAAGCCAAAGAAGAATACGAAATGGTGCTTAAAAAAGCAAAAGTAGCTAGGATTCGTTAAGCATTTCTAATGCGGCTTTACGGACTGTTTCAACCCTTGCTAACCAGCCTTTACCAAATGTAGGGAAAGTTGGCAGTCCTTCATAAAACTTTATTTTTGCATCGCTAAATTTATTAATTAAATCGGCTGAATCAGCTTGTTTAATCAATTCCATCGTTCTTGGGCCAACTACGCCATCTGGTACGCAACCAATGGCAGATTGCAAAGTTTTTACGCAACGCCCAGGGCCAGCATTGATGGCAAAATCTAGGCATAAATAATCAATACCTTTACTTAGCACTTGGCCGTACACGGGATTCCAGTATTTTTGCTGATAGAACGGGGCTACTTTTTCTGGTGTCAAAGCCTTCATGTCGGCAGTCGATACCTTATGGCCTACAAATTCTTCCCATGCTTTCTGGGTAACGCCTAAGTTGGTACAACCTTGTCTGCCATCATCTAAATGATTGCCAGGGTCTTTAGGGTTATCCGTAAAGCCACCTTCTGACTTTAATACCAACTCTAGGCTTTTTTCAAAGTTATTGATCATTTGCTATACCTACTTGTTCTGTCAGCCATTTTTGTAATTCCACCAACATTAGGGTTGTTTGACTGCATTGGTAAGCAAGTTGATTGTAGGCGGCACTTGCATTAGCGATGCTGGCGGTTGTGGAAATGGGGCTTGCGGTACTGCTACTGGGCTGGCGCACCCCATTAGAGTAATACTGGCGCAATAAACTAAGTTTCGCATCATATTCATCTTGAATACCTTTCGTTACTATTTCGTGTTGTTTTTTGACTGCTTCGTTGTGTGCTTCTTGTGCTTTGGCGGCTTGTTCGACTTGTATTTGATAATTAGAAAAACGCAAATGTTCCACATAAAAACCAGCCCCAAACCCACCAAGTAAAAGACCAATATATATGTAAATTTGGACACTAGAACCACCCATAAATTCAGTCGCTAGACTTAATAGATTTTTAAACATTATTGTCCTTCTGGTTCTGCGCCAGCAAGCTGTTTGCCAGCAACACTAGCCGCACCAGAGCCAGACACAATGCCTAATGCGCCAGCCAATTCGGTAAGGCTAATCTCTTTTCCAGCATATATTAAATATATAGCCGCACCACCAACAAGCAAAAAGCCAAGCATCCAAGCCATTCTAGCAATACAGAAAGTTTGATTATCTTTTCCAGTCAGAATGTGCGTTAATATTTTGTTCATTTATATTACTCCCAATACAAACTTTAACCATAATGTTACTATTAATGCGGCTACAAAACACCACATTTGCACTCGCCTAATTTCTTTTAAATCATGTTGAAATTCTTGATTTTCTTTTCTTTCAAGATTTTCAATATCTAATTTAATTTTCAATACTGCATCCCATTCTTTTGCGCCATATTTCTTAACAAAATCTATTTTAAGTTTTGCTTCTTCCTCAGAAATTTGCTTTTTGCGCTTCCATTCATCTAAGGCTTTAATTAATGCCTTTTCTTTCTTTAATTCAGTTTCCCTACGCAATCTAATGCGTTCTTGAGCCTTTCTATTAGCCAGGTCAACGCCATCTTGCTGTATTCCTTCAATGCTTTTAGATAGCCCATGCGTAGCCTTTCTGGTCGAATCTAATGATCCGCTTAATGCTTTAATGCCCTGTTCAATACCAAGATGATCTGACACATCACTTGCTCATAAAGTAATGAGTTAAAAATCCAATAAAGGTGCTAAATGCCGACACAACGGCCATGCCAACCCAGAAACCACCTTTTGATTGATTGGCAAGGGCTAATAATGTTTCCATGCCTTCTTCCAGCTTATCAACCTTTACGGTTAAATCGTCAACTTTTTGCCATAACTGGCCGTATTTAACTGGGTCAATTTGAAAATCGGACATAACAAAACCATATCAAAGTTTAGGGAATGTATTGTATTGTCCGATGTATTACAGAATGTATTTTATCACTTCTTCGGGTTTTAAAAACGCATCAGGGTTATATTCAGTAAAATCCCACCAGAGAAATTGATTCTGGGCAAGATAATCACGGGACTTTAGCAAATTAGTATTTTCTGGATGCCCATAGATTAATGGATCAGATACAGACCATAATACAACGCCAGGCTTTTGACAATCCCATGCTAGATGTTGAAAAAAACTATCACAACCAATCCAGATGCGGCACTCAGCAATTAATTCACGCAATCTTGCAACTGGAAGATTCTTTAAGAATTTGGGGGCTATCTGTTCTTCGCCATCAACTCCGACTTGGACAATTTCCTCAGAAATTAATGCTAACAATTCTTTCCAATAAGGGTAATTTTTAGGGTTAATTTTGCCGTTAATTAATGGTTTGGCAAATGGGGCAATTAATATCATAGATACAGCTTTCTATAAGCATTTTCTAAACTGTCTTTCCAATCCCATTGCGCCATCTTTTTATAGATATTCCAGCGGTCTAAATCCTCAAACAATGCTTGTGCTTCTGCTATTGATCTGCCTGGCACGATTTCTGGATAGCAAGTAAATACCATAGGGTTATGTATATCAGGTAGCACATGAGAAAACACGATATGATCACCAGCCCCGCAATTAAGCACAACAACGGTGTAGTCGGCAAGCTGTAGTGTATTTCTAAAAATTTGTTCATCATGGGCGTACATCCCTTCATTTGTTTCAGACCTTATGCCGCCTTGCGCTTTTAAATGCCAAGTTACTGCATGAGGGGCAACCAGTAATTTATATCCTTTTTGATGCAATCCATAAGTAAATAGCGTTTCTTCCCGATGGGCTACACGGGATAAACCTAAGTTATAGTCATGTACGCCAGCACGATATAAGAATGAGCAATGCAAATGCTCTACAAAATCTGATTTATTGATAATTCCCCATTGAATATTGGGTTCTTTATCAATGTCGGCAATTTTTCCTGTAGATTTTGATGTATCAAATATTGCTGGTAAAGTCAAAATTGACCCACCAACTGCGCCTATTGGATCGCCAACTTTAGACACTTCGCTTGCATAGGTATAAAGCTGTTCTAATACATTGGGTTCTGGAATAGCATCATCATCTACACGCCAAACCCATTTGTAGCCCATCTCATTCGCTTTTTGATGGATATGATGCTGACCTTTTTTGTCGGCAAATAACCATTCCCATGCAATTTTCTTGTAATCCAATATTTGAAATATATGCTGGTATATAGGGTTTCCCCGCATATCTTCGGGATTGTCGTTATCGTCAAAAATAACTAACTTATCAGGGGTTTTAGTCTGATTGGCTATAGCCATCAAAACCATTGGCAAAGTCGTTGTATAACGCCCTCTAGTAGCCACAGAACATAAAATTTCTTTCCTTTGTGCCGCTTTGTCCCATTTGGCAATCATTAGATTAAAACGATTGTGTTCATTAATGGGTTGCGGGTAACTTGTAATTTGCCCATGTTCCCCAATATAAGAAATATCAAAGCCTTGAAAATGGCTTTCGTTGATTCCGTGTAACTTATGATGTTCACCCCAAAACCCTTTTGGTTCATTCCAGGGGCAAGTAATTAACAAAACTTTACAATGCTTTTGTAATAACTTTACAATTTCTAGCCCATTGTCCAGATGTTCAATCACTTCAAAAGCAATGATGGTGTCGTATTGTTCTAGTGGATAAGTGTTGATGTCGGCATTAACAAATTTGTTAATACCATCCCATCCTTGTGCTTTGGCGTTTTCAATGATTTTAGGGTCGTAATCTAACCCTGTATATTCAATGTCTTTTGGCAAAAACTGTCGGCCATAACCATTAGAGCAACCAATCTCTAATATCTTTTTGCCTAAAAGATTATCTTTAGCCCAAAAATAACGGGTGGATTCTCTAGGATAAACTTCGTCACCCTTTAAGAATACCGCCCGTTCATAGTTGTTCATCAACTCATTTACTTCATCTTGTTTTGTCATGTTTTTATATTATTTAATGCGGATAAACTGCATCGACTATCATGCCCGCTGTTAATCCTGTTCCGAATACAATGCTTGTGCCGCTAGTTACGGTTACATCAGTACCGTTACGCATCTTAACGCCATTTAAATATACTTCAATTTTGCCAGATGTATAACTTAATGATGTGCTAAATGTTGTTTGGCTTGCGGTGGCGATAAATGTGTCATAAGTTAATGCAATGCCATATCCGCTGTAACCAGAATAACCGCTATAACCCGATACGCCTGATCCAGAATAACCTGAGTAACCAGAAATTCCAGAGTACCCGCTATATCCGCTAATTCCTGATCCAGAATAGCCACTATAGCCGCTAATGCCTGATGCGCCATTAGTGCCATTTGTTCCAGAATATCCAGAAATTCCACTATAACCAGAATAGCCTGATGTGCCAACTGCGCCTGAGTAACCGCTATAACCAGAATAACCGCTTACGCCAGACCCAGAATATCCGCTATAACCTGATACACCAGAACCACTATAACCTGATATGCCTGAGTAACCAGATATACCGCTAAAACCAGAATAACCGCTTATACCGCTGTAACCAGATTGGGTATACATTACTTGAGTTGCAGTAACAATAACGCCTGGTGTTACTGGTACAGTTGGCCCAGTTTGTGCGCCAGTTGTTGAAATAGAAATAGTAGTTGCAGAAACCGCCCATGCTAATTGCAAATAATCACCAGCGGCAACCGTTAAAACATAATTGACTGCGGCAATTAACGCACCAGCACCACCATGCGCTGTTCCTGGCACATTAAAAATAGAATTGCTATCCGCAACATCTGATCCATTTTTTCGTAACCAAACATCCACATTA